ATTTATCGTCCCGATTGCACCGGAAACGATCTGATGCAGGTTCATGACCCGTCCCCAGCCTTTATTTCAGACGACACGCTGTTGAGCATGTGGCTCGTATCGATGAGGGGTTTGTTGAAGCCCTTCTTTTCGATTGTCGATTCCGCATTTTCAGGGGAACTGAATTCGCGTATCGATTCCTGCAACTGGTCTTCGATCAGTTTCCCCATGAGCCCCAAGGACACATCCTGATCGTAGTCCGACGCGACGATGATCTTTCCCAGATCGCCGGCCCATTCTCCTTTCTTCCTCTCTACCATTCCTCGAAAGAAAGGGCGAGGAGGGATGTTTGCTTCTGGTGCACCAAATTCGTTAATGGCTGCGATTTGCGCCACGGGCTTTCCGTCCGCATATGTCGCACCCTCAAGAAAGCCGACGCGAACCGCTTTAGGCGCTCCGGCTTTTTCGGCGATCTCACGCAACTTAGCTTCGAGAGCGGCACCACCTGAGAATGAGATATTGGCCATCAGAATTTCCCATAACCGCGATACCCCAGCCCCCACGGATTGACCGGAGGAACCGGGCCTGGCACATACCGCATAGCCCGGAACTGCGCTGTTGCCTGCCAGAACGCGAGGCCATACTTGGTCTGTGCATACCACTGCGCCGATCCGGCTGGCATGTCCAGCTGAGTGCCAACAGAAACGCTACCCTCAGTTGCGCTATTGATGCGGCCCACCAGCGGAGAAGAGGGTTCTCCGTTCAGCGGAGCATTGAGTGCTGCAATATGTGCCGTGACCATGTTGAGCAGCATTGCGCGAATACATAGATTCCGAACAATGCTGCATGGCGTGTTATCGCAATACAGTTGCGCTTCGTTAAAGTACTGCTGCGCAAGAGATTGCGAGACAGACGAGGCCAACTCCGGATAGCGCGCGGCCCACGCCGAATAGTCGAAGACCACGACGCCATTCATAATTACGATGCCCTGCGCATGTCAGAGGTTTGAAGCCCTTTCGGGAGGTTCTTCGGGTCAAGACGCTCGAGATTAGACTTCTCGTCTTCTTTCTCTTTTGCCTCGGCGATCGTGCTTGCGCTCTCTGCATGAGCGAAGAGCATCCCATTGACGATGTAGTCAGCGTCCTTGTTCTGCTCGTGCCACTGCTCCCAGAACGCCTTCGGAATGCCATGTGTGATCGCGTAGCCAGCTACGATCTGCTGATGCGCGCCCTGGTTCTGCGCAAACGAATTACCGTGAATGATGAAGGCCTTGGTGTCGCGACGCTCGCGGGCTACTTTCACGACGCGCATGCCGCCACCGATGACAGGCTCGGTGCTTTCGACGAAGTCGTAGAGCTTGAGCGTGAAATCGAACGGCATCTTGCTTGCGACGGTGACCGTTGCGTTCGATGCGACGTCGTTGTTCTTCTTCAGGGAAATGGTGCTTTCTTGCGTTGCCATATTGACCGCCTATATGAATGACCGAAGAGGGGCCGCGCGCCAACCGGTACGGTCAGCCGGCTTTCGAGAATGACTCTAGGCGCGCGGTTACTGCCAGAGGGCTTAGACGCCGACCATCGTGCTCATCGCGAACGGCTGACGGAGGATGAAGCCCGACGAGCCTTGCGAGAGTTTTTGTTTGTATGCCGACAGTTCACGAACCACCGGACCCGCGCGCAACTTCGCGTTGAACGAGCAGTAGCCAGAATCCTGGCCGGTCGCGTCCGGGCACCAGAGCTGTACGATCTCGCCGATCGCCGAACCTTGCGGGTTTTGCGGGGTGAGAGCGCCGTACTGGACAGCCGTCTTGACTTCGAGGTTCGGGAAGTTGCTCTTCAGCAGCGCTGCCACGTTCACGTTGAACGTGTTGGTTGCAGTCATTGCGCCTTCACGCGACGGCGACATCGCGAGCACAAATTTGCTCTTCGTGTTGATACGGCCAGACGACTGGTTGATCAACTGGATCACCAGCGACTGAATGTCCGTGAAGATTTCGTTCGCGGTCGCAACCACGACGTTGCCATTCATCCATGATGTACCGCTGGCAGCTTTCGGAGCCGGTGCGATTGCCGCATGCAGCGAAGGATCGTTCAGGCAGCCGTAGTTCTGCAGGCCAGCAACGCCACGGAAGTACGTCAGGTTGCCGAACTTGTTCAGGCCATCGATCGCCGCTTCTTTCTGCTCGGCGACGAAGCCGATTTTTGCGAGGCCGACGCGATCGATTTCCAGATCGCCATATTCGACGATCGTCTGATACAGATACGGCTGGCGTTCCGGGAAGTTCGTGTTGATGCCGGCGCGGCCGTTTTCGTTGTAGTCGCCGTAGCTCGAGACTTCGTATGTGCGCTCCACAACCGGGAAGATCAGCGTCGTCGACGTCCAGTCGCCTTTCTGCTTTTCGCCGAAGATTTCAGCGCCTTCGTTCGGCGCAGTAAGCACGCGGAGAATGTCCGGATCGGTGAAGAACGTCAGATAGGCCGGAACGCCCGTGTTCGGCGTGGTCACCAGTTGCGGCTGGGCATCCATCGCCAGTTCGATGTTTTCCTTCCACTCCGGGCGGCAGAACGCCTGCGAGCCGTTAAAGTCGATACCCCAACGGGTACGGTGATACTCGAGCGCCGCGCGTTGTTCCTGCGGCGACATGTCATACGCCATCTTAGGCATGGTCAGATTCCTTTGAGCAATAAAAAAGCCGCCCGAAGGCGGCTTGATGCGAAGAAGTTAGTTAGGTCAGGCGACCGGCCAGGTGGTAATCTTGACGAGCTCGCCGGGAGCGCCGACCGAAGCGGCGTTGAAGTTCGATTGCGTGCCAGCCGCAACCGTGATCGCGCCAGACGCAACGGTCTGGCTATTGCTCACGACATACGTACCATTGCCTCCCGTACCCGTACCGAATGCGACGATGGCGGTTCCAGCGGTCACGCCCGTACCCGACAGCGCATCTCCAAGACCCAAGGCCCCCGACGCGACAGCGGTAACCGTCATCAGGCTGTACGAGCCGGTGATAGCGGTGCTGGCCACCGTCTGAGGCGTGCTGACCTCATATGTGCCAACGCCGCCCGCGGTGCCCGTGAGTTGCGAAAGGATCTGCGTGCCAGCGACAACGTTCGTGCCGCTGATAACTTCACCGGCGTTCAGTTGACCGGTCGTCACAGCGGTCACGGTTAGCGTGGTTCCGGCGATGGAGCCGGTCACAACATCCTTGGCGATCGCTGCAGTGACGGCTGCGCCAGTCCAGTTCGCACCGAATTGCACCTGGCCCGTCGAGTTGTTGACGAACGCTGCCTGACCCTTTGCGGAGGTCGTGGTGCCGTCATTGCGCGCCCAGAAACCACCCGCATTGAACAGCGTCAGAGGGAAGCCGGACGACATCACCAGCGTTTCTTCGGCCAGGTATTGCGTGATGATGCCTTGCTGGTCGCGATGCACGAAACCATCCGGCGCGCCCGCGCCGAAGTTGTGGACCGATCGGCCATCAGCCGGATCGACCCATGCGAACATGCCGACGCTCACGCCTTCAGGCCCGGCGACGAGCGCACCCTGACCCGCATTGACTGTCGCGCGCGGATTCGAGTCGCAGAAGTCACCCAGTACCGCCGGTGCCGCCTGCACGTTTACTTGTTGGGGAAAACCCATGATTTACTCCTATATCTGGATGATTAGCGGCCGATGCGGCTAGCGTTCGGGAACGCTTCGTGGAAGTCCGACGAGACCGACGATGCGCCGTCCTGCGCAATGCGAGGCTTCACTTCTGCGCCCGGCTTCGGCTGGGCAACGAGAATTGCCTTGTAGGCGCTCGGATGGACGTCCTTGATGTCGACCTTCAGCATCTCGAGAGCGGTCTTGTACACGCCCTCGGCGCTATCCATCGCGACAGCCAGTTTGCCGACGTACGGCTTGACGATTTCTTCAGCCTCAGAGATGCCGCGCAGGCGAGCAATCGTCTTGGCTTCGACATCGCGGGCGGTGGCGTCACATGCGAGCTTGATAGCCTTGTCCATCGCTGCCTTGCTCATCGGAACTTCTTCCTTGTTGTCCTGATTCTTCGGGTCGGCGTTCGCTGCATTCGCCGTTTGCGGCGGCTCATCGCCAGCCATGTCGTCTTCCTCGTCGTCGTCAACAGCCTGACCAGCGGCCGGAGCCGTCAACTTCGCTTCGACCTGCGCGAGGTCTTCATCGCTGATCTTGCCGCGGAGCATGTCGAGGATTTCGGCGCACTTCGGATCAGGCTCGTCCTGAGCGACGTTATCGTCGTCCGGTTGCTCGCCATCGAGCTTGTCGAGTAGTTCGACGACATCAGCCAGATCAGCGTCCTTGGCCATCTTTGCCTTGATCGCATCCAGAATTCCGGGCTTCTTTTCTGCCCAGTTTTTGGCATTCACGCCGACCAGAATCGCGTTCAGGTCAAGCTTCGCGTCTGCGGCCATCTTCGGCTTCAGGACGGCGAGCAGCGCCCCCTTCGCCATTACAGCTTTTTTACTAAGGGACTTGCCCACAGTGCTTTCTCCATTGAGGTTGAGAGACGAGTCGCCGACCATCACATCCGGCCCGGCGCGGCCTTTGGGCACAAGTGCCACATGGTTGAATCGGATGTTGCGCATCACGCCGTCGTATTGCTCGCCCTGGTAAGTACCGGGCGTCATGTCGGCGTCGTAGTAGTACGCGGAACTGAGTTCCTGTTCGGACCCGTTCTCGATCTTTCGAATCGAGTCCTGCACCCAGATCACCATCGAGTTATCGAGGTAGGGCGCATTGAAAGCGGCGTCAGATCCTGTTGCGCCGACGACGTTGTCGGGCTTATGGTCGACCGCGCTAACTGGGATGTGCGTATTCAGTACCGGAATGTTGTTCGCGGTCGGCGCACCCTTTTTAAGTTCTTCCGGATCACGCAGGAGCATGTAGATCCGGTTCGGCTCGAGTCCAAGATTTTCATGCTCAGGTATTTCGTCTCCGCGGTATGGGCAGACGTTAGCCTTGCTGATGTGGGTTATCTCGACATGCAGTCGGCCATCCTGGTCATAAGTACGGACGCTGCCACGGTCAAATGCGAGTCGGTTGGCGGTTGCTAGTGCTGACTCCATCGCCTTATCCATTGCGAGGTCGTTAGCGGTCGTCTTCTTGGTCGACTCGATCGCCGCTTTCACGCCGGGATGGATCGGTTCAGGAGGTGAGTCCATCGGCGCCCAGATGTAATCGTCGTGCTCGTCGTTGAGCGTGGGCTTGAAGCGGGCCGCGACGTTTTGCTGGAAAGTGGTGAAATCGACACCCTCATCGCTCACCAGTTGCGAGAAGTTGGATAGTTCACCATCAGGTACCGGGCCGATTTCTTCACCCGATTCACGGCGTGCAGCCTGTTCAGCGTCTTCGCCTTCCTCAATGCCGCCGCCAGGGAAACACCATTCCCCGGCATGGTCACCGTTTTTGCCGCGGCGCAAGAAGAGTGCGTATCCATCGGGATCCACGAACGCCGTACCAGCCGCCTTCACTGCAGCATCCTTTCCGACAAACTCTTCGCCAACCTTTCGGGGGATGCCAAGCGTCGACTTTCCTTCGGCAGCGGCGAACATCGCTTTGCGCTGCGCTTCGGAGACTGGCGGGTCAGTTGCTAGAGTCGGCATGTAATGAAAAAGCCCGCACTAACGCGGGCTTCCGTTGTAGGATCAACGAGTTATCAACTATCGCCAGCGGCGAATGAGGAACCATGAAGGCTGTTTTTGCTATCGCGATGCTTGTTGCATCGACAACCGTTTTTGCGACCACGCCTGACGAAATGTCGTCTTGCGCACTAAAGTCCGATCTGTACCGTGAGGCGGCAGGAATGCGCGACCGTGGCGAGACGCCGCAAGATGCGGCTAAATTCCTTGGGGCTTACCGGAGCCGGTTTATCTCGGCGGAGGATTTCAAGAACATCATCAACACGGTCTATTTCGATGGCCGGTTTGCAACCGCTGGTGGTTTCGCGTTGAAGAAGCAGATGCTGGATTACTGTCTGAATGGACCGAAGCAGTACACGCCGCTCCAGTGATCAGCCAAGTCCAGGTATCACCGACTGCGCAGTGCAGCGGCAGTTAGGCAATTCGCCTGGCCAGATCTTCTCCCCGTCAATCAAGCAGCCTTCGCGAACGTCATAAAGCTTGCCTTTGCCGCCGTCAGCCTGACTGGCTTCGACGTGAGATTTGCGCGGATGCTTCCCGCCGTGCGAGTGGCGCCAACGAGCCTGTGTAATGCCAAGCTCAACTTGACGCGTGCGGTTGATAACCGCAGTCATCTTGTTGGATTGATCCCTGGCGATGAATGATGCGCGCCGTTTCGTGATGTCGTATCGCTGCGTCAACTCCTCGGTCAGCGAACCCAAGTCGCGGCCACGCTGCATCGAGCGCATCACCAGGCCTTCGACTTCGCTCAGGTGCTGCTCGGCGATGCTGCTGATCAGCGAGACGTTTTCGCCGATTGCCGCCTGCATTGCGTTGTTGACTGCTGCGGTGGCCTTGAATTCGACCATGAATCCGGCCTTCTTCAGTATTGCCTTAAGCTGCACGTCGGTTGCGCCGGCCGCTTTATCAACGAAATATTTCGCCAGTTCTTGCGAACCCTTGTCGAATGCCTTCATCCATCGACGAGACATGCGGTGAATCGCGCGTCGCATCGCATTGGCGGGGCTGCCATCACGGAATGATTCCATGCCGGCGTCCTGGGCCAGAGACGGTGGCGGATTAGCCCGGTACTGCGCTGTAATCCAGTAGACGAGCGACTTATGCATCGCGTCTACATATTGCTGCAACGCTTTGTTGTATGCTGCTTCGATCCCCGCATTAGCCCTCACCGGGCGCAAGACAATGTCTTTCCCGGTGGGAGATACGAGCTTTGGCATGGAGTACCAGATGAAACAGGATGTAGAGGTCGACTACGTCGGATACGACCACGAAGAGCCGCAACGTGTCGTGGTCTACGTCGGCGAGAACGACGAGTTTTCAGCCAGATTCAACCTGTCCGATCTGCTGGATACCGAGCTGGACATGTTCAAGCTGAGGAACGGCATGACGGACAGCGCCGGGAAACCGAGATTTGACGCGATGGAACTTGAACTAACCGAGATGGTCAGGCGTATCCGTGCAATCCGTTACGGCTAATTACCAGGCTCGAAAATCTCATACGCCACAACACCCGTATCGGCGGTGTTGCTCGACGTGATAACGAACGAAGTGCCAGCGGTGCGAGCCGATACACGAAGCGCGCCAGTCGTATTGCCGTCCTGTGCGGTTAAGAAAATCCGGCTGACAGCGGTAATTGCATGGTTCGACACGGTTGCAGTGCCGGCGACTAGGGTTACAACGCCCTGCTTGCCGTTGGCGGCTTCCTTAGTGGTAAAGCCAACGCTGGAATTAATAGCGCCGCTTGCGCTGAAGTTACCCGTGTGCGCCCATACGCCCGAACCACTGTTAGAGGCAATGCCCGAAATGCCTTGAGCCTGCCCACCAGTGATAGTCAGCGCATTAATGCCACTCCCGCCGTTGTCAGCGGCAAATCCGAACACGAGGTTCGTTGCGCCCCAATCGATATAGGCGAGCTTGTTACCAGCCGAACGGGCGGGATCGACAAAGGTTAGCGATCCGCCACCACCGACAGCGCCGAGTTGCGCGCCACCCACGGTTGCGCCTGGAGCGGTCGGCGTCGTCGCGAATACGCTGCCGCCCGTGATGCTCACATTGGCCGGGTTGTAAACCGGGCCGCTGTATTGAGCAGCAGCAAGCGACGGAATCAGCGCGAGAAGAGAAAGGAGTTTCCGCATGGATCAATAGCCGATATGCGCAAAGGTCGTTGCGTTCTGAGAGCCGATACCCTGAAGCGCGTTGGTCGGGCCAAAAGGGAGCGTCAATGCCGCACCCGGCAGAATCGCGAAGTCATTGATCGTTGCTGTCGCACCAAATGACACGTAGAGTGTGTTCGATGCATGCGTGTTTTGCAGAGTCACCCATCCCTTGTACGTACCAGCGGCGATGATTTCAGCGGATGTTGCATCGACGCTGTTGCTGACGCTCGCGCCGGACACCGAAGGCCCAGCCGGGCCGCCACCCGCGCCGCCCGATGACAACGTAACCGGAAAAGGGTTGTTGGCGTCGACAGCCTGCGGAACACCATTGCTATCCAGCGACATACCGACCACACCCGCCACAGGGCGCGGCGGCGTGGTTGCGGCGATAAACTCAGCTTGGGACGTCATCTTCTTCCTCATTGCCGCTGATGGCTTCGGCGTGATGCTCAGGCCCAGCCTTTACTTCAGGCGTCTCGGGCATGATCTCGTTGACTTCGATTCCCTTGTAGGGGCTGTCTTCGTCGCCAGCGATGCGCTTCAGGACTTGTTCCGGATACAGGACGCCAGCGCCAATCAGCTCGACATCTGTGTCCGCGTTCGTCTTGCGAATGTTTGCCTTGTCCAGTTCGGACACGACCTTCAGCTTTTCCCACTCGAAGCCGATTTCCGGATCAATCTTGCCGAACAGCGAGAGTTGCACCAGATTCAGGATCTTCGAGATGATCGGCGTGTAGATTTCCTGGTTTGCCGCGACCGTGTCCTGGAATACTTCAATCTCGTCTTGAGACGAAGCGTTCAGGCCAGCCGGCGTAATGCCCGTCAGGTAGATCAACGGAAGGCCGGTCGGCGCGCATTGCTGTTCTTGCGCCTGCGCCTGCAACTTGTCGAGACTGCCGAGCGGAGCCGACACATTAGAGAAATCCTCAGAGTCCTTGTCGATCGCGTTGATGCCGTGATTGTCCCGCCCCAGATTGAACACCTGCATGCGCCGATAGAAGCTTTCGACGCCACCGGCATTCATGATCTGGCTCATGTTCGTCTTGAGCGTCCACACCGTAAAGGCGTGAATCAGATCGGACACGGACTGGCGAGTACGCAGCCAGTTATCAACGTACGGCTTGATCATCTGCGACAGCGACAGGCCAGCAAATGCATACGCAGGCTTGAGGATGTCCGGAACGTCGCGCGTGATGACCGTCAGCAACCGGCTGGAGTGGATCTCCTTGCCCATCACGAACCAGCTGATCGGCTTGTAGAACGTCGGATCCAGAGGGTCGTTGGCGTTGTACCGGTTCGGGTACGTCCAGATGGGCTCGATGACCGTTAGGCGTTTGATTGAGCCGATTCCGACCTTGGCTTTCGACTCAATCAGTTCGGTCTTCAGCTCATCCGGGTCAATCTGGTCAGACTCCATCCCGACATCGATGAAAATCTGCGACCGCCCAAACAAGCCATCCTGCTCAATCGCCTCGCGTAACTTCGCCTGAACGTTCAATCGCTTGAACTCGGCGTCGATACGCTTGATCTTCTGCGACTTATCAGCCTCACCAGTGGCCGTGAGCTTGATCCACTTGCGAGTCATTTCCCGCGCGTAGACTTCCGCGGGCTTGCGAAACTCCGGAATCTGCGACCAGTTCGCCAGCAGAGTGAAGCCGGGGAACGCATAGCCTTCCGTGAACGCACCATTGATGTTTTCGAGCGACGCCAGGCTGAATGCCGCGCCTGGATCGAATCCGGAGTCCATCGCCAGTTTGTTGCCAGAATGACCGGAAGGCAAAACGCCCTTCATCGGCTCATACGGCTTGAACATTTCCTGCGTGAGCACGGTCTTCGTCGCCGGCTTGGCGCGCATTGCCAGGACAGTCTCAGCCGATACCCGGAAACCAGATGACGCCTGCACCGCGGGCTCAGTGGCGCGACGAGCAGCCATCTGTGCCTGTTTGCGTTGCTTGCGATTCATCGGGTACGTCCCATGCGGGAAAGTTGCTTCACTATGTCTGCGGAGATAACCAGCGGTGCGCCGCCGCCAAGCATGTCGGTAATTGCATCGACCATTGGATCAATCTGGTCGTCGTGGGCGTGCGTGTCGTCTGCGGTGAATGAATCGCACTCGCCAACGAAGTCGCTAACCCATGGTGCGTCTTGCGGAATGCAGACGTTGCCAACATCGATGTGGCTGACGACATCCATGACGCGCGTGAGTTTGTCTTTGGCGCGCTCAATCCCCTTGATGGGAATGCCACCCTCAGACTGGATTTCCTGGATCAGGCCCGTTCCGGATGCCTTGTCTTCCACCAGCATCTGACGAAGGGCGGGCGCGTCGCGGTCCCCGGCGCCGATTGCCTTGTGCTTGTTCCAGAAGTCGATCGCACGTCGCTTCAGTTCAGGCGCCTCCCACTTCCCGCGAACCAGGTCAAGCAAGTAGGCACGATTGTCCGAGCCATATCCCCAGCATTGAAAGACGCTGTAGTCGTTTCGCTCTGCCGTCTTCTGCGCCGTGTCCGCATAAATCTTTCGATACTGGATTCGGGGCAGTGCAGCGTAGCGCACAAACTTGCCGGACTGAATAATGCCGCCACCAAGCGGGGCCGGTCGCTGCATGTACTGTCCGGCGTGCACGTACTTATCGGCCCGCTCCAGATCCAACTGATCCTGCAGCGGTTCCTTGTACGGCCAGTAGCTAAACCGCCCATCATCATCGCGCTCGGTCGAATCCACCATCGCACGGATGCGTTCTGGCAGCTTTTCGACGTACTCATCGGTAATGAGCGCGGGAATCTCGATGAATTCCCAATCTCCCGGCACCTTGCCGGCCTTGATGAAGCCCGTAGGGTCTTCCTCAGCCAGGCGCTGCATGATGACGATGATCGGCGTATCCGGATTGGCTTTCCGGCTCTTGACCGTCGACACCAGTTTCCGGTTCGCCTTATCGCGATTCGGCTTGCTGTAAGCGTCTTCGACCTTTAGCGGGTCATCGATGATGATCGCGCCTTGCCAACCCTCTGCCATGTGGCCGGCACGGAAGCCGGTAATCTGACCGCCAAGTGACACGGCGTAGACGCCACCGGCCTTCTTGCCGTCGACCAGAACGTTCCAGCGCTTCTTCGAGTCCGCGTCGTCTGCGATCTTCAGCGGCCAAAGTTCCTGATACTCCTGCGACCGGACGATTTCCCGCGACGTTTCCGAATTCAATAGAGCAAGGTCATCCGAATACGAGATGTGGATGAAGCGCGCCCGCGGGTTCAAGGCCAGCCCGCGCGCCATCAGGTTAATGGCGACAAGCTCGGTCTTCGACGAGCCCGGCGGAACGTTGATTACGACGTTCTTCAGTTCGCCGGCGATGACGCGCTCGACGACGTCCGATATCAGGACGTGGTGCCAGTTGATGCGGAACTTGATGCCCTGGCGATGCTTGAAAAAGTAGCGGCTGAAGAACAGGTGATCGTTCTCGCACTTGGCCCTGATAACCGCCTGCTCGAGCGTCAGATCAGTATTCGTCCTCGACTCTTTCGACGATGGCTTTGACTTCGTTTGCATTGACCACCGTCGTTTTCATTTCTACCGGCCCATCATCCTTGCCAGTTATCTCGGCGTGCTGGGTTGCCTTACCAAAGCCGCGATCAAGCAATTCCTTGGCTGCAGCAATCCGGGCTTGGTCGTTCTCCGACGTGGTGAGGATGGTGGCGAGTTCGCGAA